TGAAGCGTCGTGACGGCGCTATTCCTGAACTGGTAGCCAAAAGCTTGGCCCATCCCAGTCTGAATAGTGAACGTGCTTCCCGATATGCTCCCGGAAAGCGACCCTCCTATTCCCCCGTATATGCAGTTCCCGAGGCACGCATAATGAACCATGGCATCCATCCATGGAGTTATCGCTGGAGAAATGTTCTTCCTAAGCAGTTCAAGGTTTGCCATATTCCTATATTCCTTTCAGCCAAGCATAGTCCGAAAGATAGCCGAACACAATCGATCTCGACAGCTTCCCGGTGGATGTGTAGTTTGCGTCAATCTCGGAGACTGGGAGAAGCTTGAAATGATCAGAATCGGCATTTGAATAGCCATTCACCTTTCCCATAGTCTCGAACGGGTACCAACTTTCCCTTCCGTTTCCTCCGCTGTCATAGAACAGCCCATCGAAGGTTATCCTTGCGAGCGAATTGTCAAGGGAGATGGTGACGGAATCCTGATAGCGCGCCTTCGCCAGTTCCGCAAGCGCATTGGCCTTTGCCTGTGCAAGGTTCTTTATCTTGTCATCTGCCGAATCAGTGTCTTTCGATGAATCAAGGAAATCCTTGCATCGCCCCGGATACATCATGAATGTGCTTTTGGTCTTCCCGCGGTACTGGTTTATGCCGTTGAATGTGCCGAATGTGTCGCTGTCAGTATAGACATCCGAAAGATGAGAATGCTCGACGACATCATTGTTGGAGAGAAGATGATACTCATATTTTGGAATGTTCTTGTCGTCGTAACTGAAAGCCCTTGACATGTTCACATTTATGCGGCTGTAGGAAAGATCTATGTCAAAGTCATTGAGGGAGAACGGAAGCATCATATTGACCGGAAGCGCCTTTATTACTATGACCTTATGGTTCTCCTCAGGCGTGAGGTTGGCCTCGCAGAGTACCGTTATTCCTAGCGTAAGGTTCCAGCTCTGAATTAGATCCCATGCGTTTCTTATCTCATCCTTCCCATCGCTCACCTTCGTCATGTCATATGCCGTGGAATAGGGAAATGACGTGGCAAGCGAAGTAGTGTCTATTTCAAAGTCTATGCCGAGATATGAGCCTATCTGCGACCTGATGAATTCAAGAAGGTTCTGATAGTAGTTCCGAACCGAATTTGCCGTCGCATCGGAAGTGTTTACGAAAGATGAAAGCGGAATATATATCTCCTGATTGAGAATGCGTCTTATGTCAACGGCGTTGACCGTGGTAATCTTGTCTTTCGTCACAGGTATTCCGCACATGGCAAGATAATAGAGCGATCCGCTCTGATCGAATACTCCGATATATAAAGCGTTTTTAGAATTCTCCATTTTCTTGAAGGAGATAGTCATTTCGTCAAAATCCTGCGATTTCCGCTTTAAATTCATAGACCGCACAGGATACTGTGAATATATATCAGGTGAAAGGCTCTTGAAGTTCTTGTCCATAAGGACGGCAAAGTAATTCATTTAGAAATCATACTCCGTGTATTCAACGTCCATCGTCCAGTTTCCGGCGGAGCCTGAATGCGTCATAGTGATTATGGATGCCCCCGGTTTCGCGAATAGGAAAGACTTGTTTGCCTTATCCGTAAGATCATAGACATTCCTTATCGTATCCCCTGTTTTCGTATATACGGAATATCTGTTTGCATCCACGATGAGATCGGTTCCCTTGGTGATGCTTATTCCGCTGAAAGCAATTTCAGCATAAAGATCTCCGGCGGTATTGTCCTGATTCTCATAATGAAGAGTTATGATCGGATCTACGATGGTGGTCGGATTCCCATCAGAGCCATCAGGCGGGCCATAGATATGTATTTTAATGGGAATGTCCTTCATGAAGCTGTTCTTTATCTCATTGTTCGTGAGTTCTGTACCCCCATAGGTATATGGGTAGACATACTCGTAAACTTTCGTTCCGCTGCTCGAAACCGTTGTCTGATTCTTCAGAAACTCTGTGTAGGGACGGGAGAGGCACTGGATGTTGACGGTCACTTTAAGGCTTCCGCCCGAAAGAAGCACGGTGTCGGTACCCATTGATGCGATGTATATGTCTATCCGCCTTCCGAACATGGCGCTATTGGAATCAGCGGTGTCAGGGTCATAGGGAGTGTCATTGCTCGAATTGCCGTTTCCGTAGCCCATGATGAGCGTCATTTTATATCTCGAAAGGTCTGAATAGATGGCGACCCATTTCCTGAAATCGTTCCAGTTCGAGTATGCGGAAATCTCCTTGCCATCAGCGGTGTGATAGGTGTTGAATATGAGGTCGAGCGGTATTGTCTCCTTTTTCAGAGACTGGTTAAGCACATAATCTATCGTATCGCCGGTCTGAACATCTATTTCCTGTGTGAATCCATTGAAGTTCTTCATCGCCGTCACGCCGGTTATGTGGCGGATAACCTTCGATGTTCCTAAGGAGGTGTTCTCTACCGTAGGCTCTACCTGAAGATAGAGATGCTCGCTGAGTTTATATGCCATTGTCGGTTTCCTCCATCATACGTTCTGAAGCGCTTTCTGATTTATAGACCTTATGAGACTGTCAGTATCAGAAGCACCTTCGTTTATTTCCACTTTATCAATGTTTATGGTCGATGTCTTTGAGTTGGTGGTGGTGGTTGAGACAGTGGAGTATTTGTTTACTGTCTCCGCGGTCTTGTTGGCCGTGTCAGCAGCATATCCCGCCGCATAACTCATCTCCGTGTAGTTTCTATCGACATTCTTATGAAGGATCTCATAAAGAGCTATGATGAGATCGAGAAGCGCAGCAACGGCCGCTACTATTCTGAAAATAGGGTTTGCATTCATGACAAGGTTAACCATTTTTATGACAGCAGCCAAACCTATCATGCTGGCGGTTATAATCGCTATCCATGTGACGATGTCGGACATGGTATCCGACATTCCGCCGAGAAAACTGGAAATAGACTTGAATATAGGGAGAACTGAATTGATGATTCTCGTGAATGACTGGAGAAGCGGAATGAGCGCCGTTCCCAGCGTTATCTTTATCGCGTTAAGTTTGTTGTTGAATTCGATGAGTTCGCTCTTCATCTCCTTGGCGCTTGCTATGGATTCGTCCGATACAATGTTTTCGGAATTGGCGCTCTTCCATTCCTCTATGGTCGCAGTATCGGTGCCGAGGACAGCGGCAAGTTCAGTTCCTGAATTATGGAGAAGCTGCACAGCCGCATTAGCCCGTTCGGCTGGATCTTTTATCTCCATGAGCTTAGATGATATGAGGGCAAGGGCTTCATCGGTGTTAAGGTTGGATATGTCTTTGCAGGTAAGGCCTAGTCTTTCAAGGGCAAGTCTTGTCTGATTGGTGTTCTTTCCGGCAAGCGCTATCTGTTCCTGCATCTGCTGAAGCGCATTGAAATAGGCACTTGCATCATTGGTTGCTTTGTACCAGATATTGGCATTCTGCTGATATTCCTCAGGGTCTATTTTATAAAGGCTCTGCGCCGACAATATATTTTCGGATGCGGTGGAAGCGGCGTTGATGGCGGAATAGACCCCTCTCATGGCGCCTATTGCAGCGATTCCCAAAGCGGCCATTGCCAAAGCGGCAGAGTTTATGCTCGCTTTGAGTTCGTCGTGCTTTTCCTTTGTCTTCTCGGATTCTTCCTGTGCCGCCTTCTGCGCCTGTTCATTTGCATCCTTGTATTCCTGCATCTTGGCTATGGCTTCATCGTCTGCGGTTTTGAGCTTAGCGGATGCTTCTTCCTGTGCGGTGATGCTTTCCGCAGTCGTATCCTTTGCCTCTTTCTGCTTCTCAATGAGCTTTTCGAGGTTTTCCCTGGCAATTATAATATCCGTCGAATATTTTTGATATTCATCGGTGCCATTCTTGCCTTGGGCTGCCATGGATTGCTGTCTTTCCTGAAGAAGGGCTATTTTGGCGGTGGTGGCTTCGACCTCACGGGAAAGCACATTGTAGTTCTCGGCAAGCAGCTGAGAGTTTTTAGGATCGAGCTGGAGTTGCTGATTCAAAAGGTTTGCCTGCTTGGCGGCGACGTTGCAACTGCTGTTTATCTTTCGGATTGCTGCATCGATTGTTGTGAGTGAGCGTTCGACATCTGCCATTCAGGTTCCCCTCCTTTTCTTCATATATCCTTCGTATACGTATTGAACAGAGACATTATCTCATCATCCATTCCCGTGAGCGTATCCTTGACAACTCTCGGTATGAAGTGCGTCCCTTCATAATTGCCTTTCTTTCCCTTCCTTTTTCTTCCGGTGCTTGTCACGTTGGCGATGAGATCGAAAGCTATCTGATGCCCGTTTCCGCCTCCCGTGTTCGTATGCCACGGTACCGTCTTATATCCGGCCCCGTTGAAGAGGAAATGCCACCCATAATAGTTGCTTGAATTCCATGTCCGCTCCATGTAATCCAGCTTAGTGTTGGTGTGAACGTTGACAAATGAATAGTTGCGCATTCCCAAAGACATATTGGAGTTCATCGACCTTCCAAAAGCGAGTGCATGCTTGTCTATGACTGTCTTAACGGCTGAATAGGCGGCCCCTTTTAATTCCAACGGAAGACCGGTTATCCATGACGCAAGAGTTGTCTTATCATCGGCCATGGCTCATTCCCTCCCGGTTTTCTCATCGATTCCGCCTAATTCAACGTTCTCCGTATCGCCGTTCTCCCCGTCCGCATAGGATTTCCTGCTCTCTATCCTCATCACGTATCCGGCGTAATCGTTGAGATCTTTTGCGCTCCATATCCAGTAATAGGATTCAGGAATATTCTGCTTCGAGAAAAAGTATGCTATTGCGAAATCATCATCTATTTCTTCTCTTCCTGCATGGGCTGGGGAGAAGTCATTTTTTTTCCTTCTATGCATAGATCCATCATCGTTCTGAGAAGGCTTCCTTCGGAATCACTCTCTAAATCCGTCAGACATACTTCAGAGGATATTTCATTGTAGGATTTCCCTTCGAGATTCCTATCGGCGGATCGGCGCATGGCTACATAGAGATCGATAGAAAACTCAGCCATGTCAATGCTTCCGTCTTCCTTTTTCGCTTCATCCAAATCCTTTGTGAAAGAATGGCCGGTTATCACACGATAGTTTCTGAACAAGGCTGAAGCATTAGATAGGATATGTCCGTTCCATTCAGCGGTTTTCATTGGTTCTGTTCTCCTTTTCAGGCTGCGGCAACTTCCTTATAGACTGTGGTAGGGGCCGTGGCGCCGGCAAGCCATCCGATCTTGCCTTCGATGACATCGGCATAGTAAACATACTGGCCGGTTGCGTTAGTGATGTGGTTTCCGACATAGGAATAGGATATGTCCTGCTCGCTTCCCTGCTGGTTGGCGTTCTCAGTAATCGCCTTCGTGATGTGCACATCATAGCACCATTTCTGATAGGAATCGCCCTTCTTATTTCGACCCTGATAGACCATGACGAAATGCGGATCATCCTGATTGTTTTCCCGGCATATGAGGTTTCCGTTGCCATCAGTTGTGAGGCCTTCGATAAGCGCCTTGGCGACAGCCGATACTCCGAGAACGCTGAATGTCCCAGCGTATCCAGTCATTACCTCATTCGGGGATTCCTGTGAATCATCGGCAAGAATAGGATCCTTGCCTGTGGTAGTTTTCGTAAACGTCATTGAGACGTTTGTAATGCCTTCGTCATAGACCTTGATGAAGCTGGTGACTACCGGATAGCCGTCAGTTCCGTATCCCGTGATCTTCCCGATGTATAAGTTTCTGTACATATTTCAATATGTCCTTTCATCATTTATCATCTTCTTAAACGAAACTTCTATTCCCCTAAGCTTATTGGAATCGTCGTATATGTCGGCTGATGTGATTGACATAGCCCATTCTCTTGAAGCCATCGCCGTTTCCAATGCTCCGAGCGATGCGTTTACTTTTTCGTCGGTGACAGGATCCTGCATATAGAAGTTCACAAATATAGTGACTTCCCTGCTGGCGTATTCGTCATCGGACTGGTCGCCGCCGTTCACCGTATTGGCTCCCCATACCGAATATAGATTTTTGATGGAATCGATGTACTTAGTCACATAGTCGTTCCGCACATGGTAGTGAAAGAAATAATGTTTGCTTGGATCGCATTGAGTAGCCATGTCTCCATCAGTCCATCCGGCATCGGTGAAAGCCGCGATCATCTCTTTGCCGCCTTTAAGGAAAGCCTCTGTTGCTGTCATGATGTGAATTCCTCGCTTGACGATTCCGGAATAGGAACATTCTTTGCCACTATCTTCAGTTCCTTCTTCAGATAGAAGTTAGGATCGCATGAGATTATGCAGTATGTGTCGCCCATATATTCAAGGTACATGCCGACATTGACGCCCGGCCGATAGTTTATGAAAACGATTATGGATAAATCATTCGCCATCAGGTCTGAAGTAAGACGCTCGGATGCTGACTGTGATCGCACATAGGCTTTAAGCCCTTGGCTCTTCATTGCCTCGGAATAAGGATATTTCCTCACTCCTAATGTCACCGAGTATATCTTGACGTGCTGGTTCTTGGTAGGTTCCTTTATCAGTATTTCATCGGCCATTAGCGCTGTCCCTCTTAAACGGCATATTCCGCTTCCCTTACCTTCAAGATGAGATCATTTAAAAGTGATTCGATGCCTTCAGAATAGTTGTGTGACGTATCTGCCTGCCCATTCGGGAGAAGATAGAAATGCATCTTCACCCATAACGTTGAGCATATCTTCGCAGTTGGATCCTTAACAGAATCTGCAGACCAGTCATATCCAGTGCGATTAAGAAGAAAATCGGAGGCCTCATAACTAAGATCTTCGAGCCGCGCCTTCTGTCCGGCATCGGAAAGATAGTCGGAATCCAAATCGAGGATAGCGACCATCTCCTCATCTGTGAAGAAACTGGCAGCGGCTCGTTTAATAATCATAAGGCCTCCGATATATCACATTAACGGCTCATCAGGCTCCGGCATACTGCGTAATAACCATGAATCCGTTCTTGACAATGACATTTCCGCCGATGGAAGTCTCACCGCGGATGCAATCAAGTCCTTCTTCAAAGTATCGTTCGCTGGAAACAGTGACAGAAAGAGGAGCAAAGAGATCAAGCTGATAGCAGAGAGGAGCGCCATAAAGAATCTTACCGGCAAGGCCGTTTACAATCTCAAATCGAGTTGCAAGACCGCCATCCTGAATAATGCCGCCAGTGCTTCCGTTGGTAAATGTGATGTCATAGACGGCCTTCTTTTCATTGGTGCCACGGACGGAACCGAACTTAGCTAAGGTGGCCTTGTCAAGATACATGACGGCATTCCCATTAAGCTGATCGTCCCCGGCATAGGGAAGAATGATTTCCTCACGCAGCGTTCCCGCTCCGATGACAGCGGTCAAAGTCTTGGTCTGAACCATAGAAACGGCATCCTTGTCAACGGCGTTCTGAATGCCATAGAAATCGGTGCCATCGCCATTAGCGATGAGAACGCATACTTTCTTGCGGATGGCGGCGGCAAGTTTATCCATGACGCGGGCCTCATAGCCAAGAGGCGTCTCGGAAGGAATGAGCTTTGAAACCTTCTCTGTAGCCACAACGGAATAAGGCTTAATAACGACAATGCCAAAGGTTCCGCCATCAGAGCCGACAGGAGCGGTTCCTTCAACGCCTTTCACGGCGGTTCCGTCCGTTTTGTCATAGCCGACCCTTTCTTCCGCTCTTCCCGCAGCATTGACGACCTTTACATCGTTGAGGAGAGAAGGCACGGCGGAAAGTCCGGCAGAAATTCCGGAGACAGCTGTAGGAGTGGCAAGATCGCCCGAAGAAAGAAGAATGGAGCGCATCTCTGCGGTATCAAGAACCATGTTTCGACTTGAAATGAATGATTTCGCAAGTTCATTTTTCTTATCAGGAGCTGCAGTAATAGGATTGGCGTCTCCATTGGAGGCCGCTTTTGTCGCTTCCATGAGCGCGCTACGCCGCTGGGCAATCAATTCGCCGTTCTTCTCAAGAAGTTCGGAAAGGTTCTTTGAAATACCGTCAAGTTCTTCCGGCTTGCATTCGGCGCTTCTCTTCTGCAGATCGGAAATCTTCTTCTCATTCTCCGCAATCGCGTCCCTAAGTTCTTTATCAGTCATTTTGTTTTTCCCCCTTGATTAAGAACATTTTCGCATAGTCTCTTAATGACATTTCTCTTCGCCTCGATTTTAAAGCTATCCAGCTCTTGCCGATGTTTGTCCAAACAATCGGCGAATCGCGCGTTGATAGATGTGTCGCTGTATGCTGGGAATGTCACGACCGAAACATCATATAGTTTATCGACATTCCTCACAACGTCATTCAATGTCTTCCCGTCATCGCTCCAAGTCCTATCACGTCCGTTCTTTCCGAGAGTGAACAAGAATGAACAGTGATCATAATCGCCATGTTTTATTTTCTTATATGTCTCCATAGCCATTGCGTCATCCTTCCACATTCGAGCGTTGAAGTAAACTCCGTCAGGTTTCACTGTGATGTCAAGAGTATGCTTGCGGCTCCGAGAAAATAGATGCGATGTATCATGATTGAGATCAAATACGACATCGCTCATATCCGTTTCTGCAAAGGCTTCGGGAAGAATTCTCTCGCGCCATTCAAATCCCGAATCAGGGCCGGAGAATATAACTGTGTCTTCGTTGAAAGTGACAGCCTTTCCTGCCACCTCGACGTAATCATTGTCAGGTTTTCCGGCAACAGGGACTTCATCATCACGTGCCTCAATCTTAAAGAATCTTGCTTCCTTGTCATCTATTTTCATTTCGAGTTTCCTCCGTTTCCGCCGTTTCCGCCGTTTCCGCCGTTCGTATTGCTGTTGTTTACCGCATCGCTTTTCTCTCCGTCCTGTTCCGACTTCCCACCAGTGCCTGTCGTAAAGTTCAAGGAATGAACCAGCTCATCGCCCCCCTTTATCTTATCAAGTCCAAGGAGATTGCATATCTGATTCGGCGTGTAATAGCCACTGCTCACAAGGATTGTCGCCGCCTTCTGCTTCGTTTCAGGAGAGGCATTCTCTATCGGCTCGGCATCGACCATTATTTCGTTTCCGTATCCGAGTTCACGATCTGTGAAAAGTTTATATGTCGCTTCCTGCTTGAAAGCGGTCACGAACGGCATCACATCATTCTCCATCATGGCATGATGCCAAATATCAGTCATAGTGCTTTGAATAATGTTCTTATTGAGACCGAAATAAGAATATATCTGATCAGTGAGATCGTCCATCTCCGGCTGCTTCGCATAGATGGCGCTCGATGTTATGGGAGTGAAATCTTCGCCGTTTGACAGAACAATGAGACCTGAAGTGTCTGATCTTATCTGATCCTCGTATTGCTTTCTCAGTTCATCAGCCTTCTTGTTCACCGAAGGCCATTTGACGATGAAGCGGAGAAGATGCGATTGAATGATGGCGTTCTCAAGGCCTACGTAGTTGGCATTTATGGTGCGGATAACCTGATCAAGGGAATGATCTTCCGTGAACAGCGGATTGGATGAATTCGGCTTTCTCACGAGAATAATCATGTCAGTGGCAGGAAGCGTTGTCTGCTTTCCATCTGCGCCGATGAATGTCAAGTAAAGCTCATCTCTCAGATGGGAAACCTTGACGGTGGAAGTGTCAATCGGAAACAGATACTGTGGAATGTAATTATTGTAGACGATTTGAACAAGGGCTATGTTCTCTGTGAAATAACTGTTGGCGATGGTGTAATAGAATTCCGATGCCGTCTGAATAGGATTGGGACGGAGAGAAAGAATTCGGTTAAGGTTCGACATCGTCTTATCCGCCTCGCCCTTATACTGGACATAAGGCTTCATCATCGATATGTGGCGGGCAAGAAAATCGGTGCATGTCATATACTGCGAGTTGAGGTAGTTCTTCCCTGAATAGGAAAGGCTTCCGTTGGCATTGAAAAATCCTATGGTCTCTTTGTTCCCATCATCAACATTTGTCTTTCCTGCAAACAGTTCTCTTATCTTAGAGAATAAACTCATTTTACTCTCCCTGATTGTTCAACATATTGTCAAACAAATCTATCAATAAGTCAAGAAAAAAAAGCATTCAAGCATTATTCATCTATGTATCTTTGGCTGTTCTGCGAAAGGATATATAGGACATCGAGAAGGACGGAGAAACCATCTATCTTATTGCCACGCTTCAGCCCTTTGTGCACTGGAAGTGGATTGTTATTACTATCAAAAGTCATTTCGACGTTTGAAAGCATCCATTTCATCACAGGATTATCGAGATAATCGATGGTATGGTCGGAAAGCATAGACCATGCGCTCTGAATAGGAACGATTAGCGAAGGATTCCCCTGTCGGACAGGAACCTGACATTCATTCTTGCTGAATCCCATCGAATTTAGCTCATCGACCAAATACTGGGAAGACCATGCATCATATCCTATCTGAGCAAGGTAATATCCGTAGGTATTTACCTGTTCAAGGAACCATTTTGACACATCATGGTAGTTTATCGCATGATCGCCGCTCACGGATACCAGCCCGCGCTCTATCCATGCATCCCATGGCACTCGGCTTGCCTTGCATTCGGGGGAAAGAAGAAAGTCTTTCGTTATCCAAAACATCATCTTCAGCACCATTTTCTTGGTTTCCTGATCGAACATGGCAATCGCAGCGCATGTGGCATCCCCCGTCTTTGAAAGGTCATATGCTCCGATGCATGTGGTGTTTTCAAACTTCTTCATGGCCTCGTCGTTATATTCAGTCGGATTGTTTATCTGCTCAGGAGTGAGCCATTGGTTCTTGCTTATGCCTATGATGTTGAAGTCCTTTGTCATCACGGTTGAGCGGGAATTAAGGTCTGTCTTTGCTCTTTTTACCTCTGAGCGAAGGAAATCGATGCTCTTCGTCATTCCAAGTCCCGGATTTGCCTTGTACCAGCAGGTCTCATCAGTCTCCCATTTGTCGCCCTCGTCGAGCTCATAAATAACCGGAAGAATGGTCGTATCGTTTACCGTTCCATCGAGAACCTGCTTCGCGTAGTCGTATTCATCGTCAAAAAGACCCTGTCTGACGAATCCCGCAGTGGTGATGAGGTCAATGAGCGCTTCCGACCTTGCGGAAGTCGCCTGTTTGAGGACATCATACACCTTTCTCGGAAGAGCATGAACCTCATCGATGATGGCATGTGACACATTGAGGCCATCTTGGCTCTTCACTTCCTTGGAAAGAACCTTGTATGTGCTTGAATTCACTATCTTGCCATCGACAGGCTTGAAATATATCTCGGCCTGAGGATTGACGCGATGCGCAAAAATGCTGTCAAGAAGCGGAGAAGATGAGATCATCGTAAGGCTTTCATCCCAAAGTTTCCGGGCCTGACTGTACACTGAAGCGGATACATAGATCTCCCCGCCTTTTGTCGTAAGAAGGGAATAGATGGCTTCAGGTGCTTCAAGCGTTGTTTTCCCGTTCTTTCGGGCAACGAGAAGGAAAGTCTCACTGTATCTTCTTTTGCCGGTGCTTTTCCATTTTATCCCGTATTTTATCTCTTCATAGGCCTTCTGATATGGCAGGAGAATGAGAGGAAGCCCATCCCACCTGTCCATGCTCTGCCTTATGAACCCGCATAAAACCGTCTTCTCTATGTAGGCCATCTTCATTCTGTTGCTTCCGTCGGGAGCCTTTTTGAGAAGGTCATTCAGTTGCTCATTATCCTCAATTTTGCCTTCGCAGAATTCAATGAATTTCCTTCCGGGCTTCGGATCGAAATAGAAATCCGGATCCGTTCCCTCAAGTATCGGCTCAATTATGCCCAAGTAAAGCTTCCTTAGTTTCTTGCACGTCTTTTCCGGATTTTCCTTGATCCATTCGATGTATTTCCACGTGCTTGAGTTCTTGTAATCTTCGTTCATTCTTTTATCCATTTCTCAAAAGCGCTCATTCCGCTTGCGCTTTCTTCTTCTCCCGATTTGTTCTTGACGTTTGCCTTCGCTCTCGAGCTCGGAGAGAGGCACAGATCTCCCGAAAGGCTTTCCATGACATCGGTCTCCTTCTGCATTATTTTCATGCATTTGTCAATCCATATCTGATTGCGGGGGCTTTCGTCAACCACGTTTTCCTTCAGTTCATTCTTCCATGTCGTGAGCGCATGCATGTAGCGCGACTTGCTCTCGCAGAAAAGACGGAGCATGGTTATGTCGAGATCGGAGATTATCTTATCAGGAAGAAGCGCATAGGAAGCCATTATGCGGTTCCATTCCTCATATGAATATCTGTCCTTGCGTATATCCTTTGGGCATTCGATGCCGTTGTTTATCCGATACATGTTGGTAAGCGGTTCCTGAAGAACTCCGGCATCGACCTTCACCTCAATCGGCATTGGAATATCGGAAGGATTAGCCTTCCCCGAAGCGAATATCTCGTCTTCGGCAGGGGATTTCCCATAAAGTGCGTTCGCTATCTTCTTGTTCTTCGCTGTGATTATGCGTCTCCCACTATGAACTCTCTTTCCACCCCAATTCTTCGAGTGTTCTCCGTTCTTCTTGATGTATTTCCGCTTCCCTTCGGGATCATCATTAACGGGAACTGGCTCAAAAACGGTCGGCGCCGGAACTCCGGAACTGAAGTCCTCAATCTTTGCTTCCTTCTTCTCTTCCTCACCATCGTTCATTTCCATTTCCCCCCGTTATTAATCATTTCTTCCCTACTATCTTCACATTACCGTTGTTGTCGAACACCGCCACCGTCGGTTTTTCAGTCCTTCCCATCGTCATGTCTCCCGTCAGCGAATTATGGCAGTCAAGGCAGAGAAGCTCAAGGTTGTCGAAGTTAAGAGTTATGTCGATGTCGTTCATGTTCTCATCGCTTATTGGAATCCTGTGATGGACGATGGCTCTTTTCCCGTTGTGCTTTATCCCTTTCTCGTCAGTGTATTCGATGCTGCATCCGCATATCTCGCATATTCCGAGCTTGCTCCGTATGAACGCGAGACGGCATGTCTTCCAAGGCGTTGAACGGTAGAACTCCTCGACCTTCTCACCGTACTTCGACGGCATTTCAGATATTTTCCCCCGTGATAGGAATCGTAATTCTTTCAATAGAATCTATGATTTCCGATGAGTCCTTGCATTTCGACAATGCTTTTCTCAGGCCAGATGAGATGGATGATCCTTCGCCGGAAGAAAGATATGTCGCTCTCCCGTTTCGGAGACGACGCTTGAGAAGGAACATAAGACGTTCAGCATCTTTTGTGTCGTGCCTTTTCGCAAGATATGCTCCGAAATCAAGTATGACGAGCACAGGCGAATCGCATGCCTTCCTGAAATCGAAGACAGCATGAAGACGCGTTGCGTCGTCGCATGATGCCATCTTCGCTATGAGCGTTTCCATATCGATGGCTGCGACCTTGTTTCCGGTTCTTGCGAACAGATATGCGGCGCAGCATAGCAGATCGCATGAGGATCCTGCGCATCGAAAGTCTATCGCAGATGCATCCGATCCATCGGAGAATCCCTTTCCCTTCCCGATAATTTCGGCCAAGGCCTTTCCCTCATAGGGCATCGATCCGTGGTATATCCTGTATTTGCTTATGAGCGAAACCGCCTTTGAATAGACCGTTTCCCTTGAAACGGAGCATGGATCTATGTTGGACATTATCCTATTCCTCTCGGCGAGATAATGGCATGTGTTCGGCATCGTTCTTACTTCATCTCGGTATTCATCATAGAAGGGAATCTTGATGTAGCCCTTCGCCGGCTTCGGGCACATATCGACCGATTCAAGGCATCGCAGGCATGCCTTGGAATCTTCGAGGAAGTCGCTTATCGCTCCGAGCGAATTCATGAACGTGCTTTCGGTCTTCAGGAGCTTCCCTATCACGGAATCGGCCTTTGCGTTGGCGGAAAGATCGTGCCTGATTTTCTTGGCAAATATCTCTTTCTCCGACTCGTCCATCTCGATGCTCGGAAACAGGGATCCGGCGGAAACAAAATCAGGCTTCATATATCAAGCTCCTTCAGCAGCGCATCCTGCTGTTCCTTCGTCATTTTATCATCTTCCCTCAGGAATCTGTCGAATATTTTTCCATCCCATCCGTTTGCGTCCGACTTCCAAGGCTTCCTTGCGAGGAACTTGCCCATGTCAGGAGCATATCGTCCGTCTTCGTCAGACCATCCGTCTCCGAGCATGTGCGTAATGTAGCTCATGATGAGCGGATATTCCGAATCGATGTCCTTTATGCGATCCCAGGCATTCCGCGCGTCTTTCGTTCCGAGGGCGCGGCGTTTCGGATAGAGCGCCATGAACCTGATGAAATGCTCCTCATGCCGTTTCCGTGCCTTGTCTTCGGCGTTTTCTGCCTTTTCCGTGTCCGTAGAGGGATTCGGAGAAGGCAAGCGCGCGGCGGACGGCTTCGTAGGAGCCGGACGCGTCGTTTCCGGGAGGACTTGCCGCGCGCCTTTCTTCTTCGTCTTTTCCGTATCCGTATTCGTATCCGAATCCGTATTAGTATCTGTATTCTTGTTATAGGGGTTCTTAGGGGGAATGTTGTGATAGGTCAATTTGACATAACACACTTCTTCTTTCCGCGCCTGAAGTGATAGGTCATTTTGACCTATCACTGGGGTAGATGATAGGTCATTTTGACCTATCATAATTTTTACTTGAATATTCTTGCTCTTGTGCTTCAGTTTCACATATCCTTTCTTCGCAAGCCAAACCAAAGTCCTTTTAACGGTGCTTTCTGAAACGTTGCATCTTTCGGCGAGCCATTTCTCCGTCCCCGTGAGCCACTCCTTTTTTTCGGTCTCCGAGCATATGGTTATGAGCATACGATATGCTACAGGGCTTAGATCCTTGTCATCATCAATCCACTTCGGAACCTTAATGAAGTTATCCGCTTCTTCCGTTTCCACTTTTTTATCCTCTTCGGTTCGTTATGCAATCATTTTAGGTAATCAAGTTTTGTTTTTCAAGTCAAACTTGATTAAAGTTGAAAGGCAAAAACAATCAAGTTTATAAAAGCACATGTTTTTTCATAACCTTATTTATATAAAAAGTCAATGCTAAAAGTGCCTTAAAAATCGGGAAAAACCATTGTGCGCGTAAAATGGAAC